TCGAACCCCTAACCAACGGATTATGAGTCCGCTGCTCTAACCGTTGAGCTACTGGCGCAGTATTTGGTCCGGCGTACAGGAATTGAACCCATATTCACGGCTTAGAAGACCGCTGTATTATCCGTTATACGAACGCCGGGAATTTTATTTATTACGGTCAGTGTCGTAGTATTGTTCTGTGTGTTTCACTTCATCATAATCAATTTTGTTGATGAATTTTAATTTCTCAACATCATCCCAAGATTTTAAGTAATCATTGTCTTTGTCAAACAATTCCAAATATTGTTGGTGTGTCAATTCACGAGCAGAAGAAATACATTCATCAACATGATGTTGTGAGAATTCTTTGAAATCATCTTTACCAAGACCCATAACAACTTCATCGGTTGCATGTTCTTCTTCTTTTGCTTCGACAACATAACGCATACGGAAGACAGAAACAGTCTCAACAAGATATAATTTTTTATCAGCCATTTTTCACTTTCTCAAGAGAGTCCTTGCGGACACGATACAACTGCTTAGTCTGATGGCCATGATTAGATGGATCAGACTTAGTAACATTTAGAAATTCCACACCATCAATAAATTCCGAAGACCAAGTTGGATAAGACCAATAGAAATCGGTAAGATTGATACGGTTGCGGTACTTAATAGGTTTTTGTACAGTAGTTTTCATAATGGGTCAATCATAACATAAAAAAGGGGACTTGTCAAGCCCCCTTTAGTTTTTAACGGAACTTTTCTGGATAATTCAGTTCGTCCCATTCTTCATCAGTTACAGGCCACCAGTTCATTCTGATTCCTTGATACTGATTTTCTTGATGGCATCTTGTGTCTTGACAATGTTTTCAAGCCAAACTTTCAACATTCCATTAACAAGTTCCGCATCCTTGATTTCTACTTGGTCATTCAATGTGAATGTTCGTTCAAAACCACGGTTTGCAATACCTTTGTAAAGATAATTTTCGTTTACTTCATCATCCTTAGACACACCTTTAACTAACAATTTCTTGCCGTCAAGTGTGATTTCAATATCAGACTTAGCAAAACCAGCAACTGCCATCTCAATGACGTACTTGTTTTCTTTAACTTGTTTGATATTGTATGGAGGATAACCAACAGCCTTTGCAGCTTGCTGGGTGGCACGTTGAAGCAGATTTACTGTATCTTCAAATCCAATGAATTGACCGAAAAGGTCTTTACCGAATACATCTTTCATGTATGTCATATTTTTCTCCTAAAAGCGAGTTAATAAAATTGATACCCCGAAGGCATATCGTAGTCCTGCTTACTTTATACAGGGTCAACTAACGAGTGACAGTGAAATCTCCCGGACGCCTTTTTCCGTGAACATCAACACGGCCCTAAGGTGGGCAAACCTTCCCATCCCTGAGAATTAATTATAAAGCATCATTTGGTTGATAGATGTGTACACGATTACCATCAACTCTTACGTGATTTTCTTCATCATTATGTTTTTCTAAGTGGTTTTTAATATGATGTGCAATTTGTGCTTCAGTTGTTCCAAATGCGTGAGCGACATTTTTTAATGGCATACCACCAATGTGTTTTGTCATTACTTCACCTGAATGTGGATCCATTTCCAAATGTCCTTTTGAGGCGTGGTGTTTTGTTAAGTGTTTTATAAAATCAGCTGGATCTTTTGTAATTTTACCAGATTCACTTTTGTGTGTTACTTTAACTTCCTCACCTAAAAGTGTTTTAATTGTTGTTGTTCTAAAGTCCATGGTTTACCCCAAAAATAGTTGATCATAACGTATTTATATATTAATCGTATGCCGTATGACCAGTATGTTTCAAAGCTCCAGTAACTGGAACAACATACGTATTGTGGTGTTCAACAGTTCCACCGTCAGGATGTGGTTCATGGTGTGTTGTATGTACAACATGTAGTTCTGGTGATCCGAAACTATCTGTGTGTGTTTCATGTTTAACTTCTACACCACTTTCGCCACCAACAGCTCTTTTACCGTGTTTTTTTTGTAAAGCTTTAGTTACTTCATTCTTACGAGCTTTAGATAGGTGTGGAATTGCATCTTTTAATGACTCTTGGTGATCTAAAATTTTTCTATGTTTTTGAAAGGTCTTCAAATGTTTTAGATATTCATCATCATTGGTTGCTGCATCCATTCTGCGTAATGCAGCATCTACATTTTTTGAAGCTTCTTTATGTGTTTTTGGATCATATTTTTGTATTTTTTTTGTTTCTACAATTATTTCTTCACCCAAAAGTGTTTTAATTGTTGTTGTTCTAAAGTCCATGGTTTACCCCAAAAATAGTTGATTATAACGTATTTATATATTACGTGGCTTACTTCCAATGTTATATTTTGGTACTAATTGCCAATCTTTTTTCTCTTTATGAGGAATAATTTTAATTTGGCTAATTGTGATTGGTTCAGGTTGTTCAACTTGTGCAGGTAATACAATAGTAACTAAACCCCAGTCTTGTAACAATTTTGCAATAGCATTTCTGCGTGATAGGTCGTTTTCAGATAGGTCAGTTTCTTTACCATCAAGTGCAAACATCTCTTTGAAATGAACAATGTAATATTTGCCTTGTTTATGTAGAATATGGCATGATTGAAATAGAGTATTATCTTTTTTAGAAGCGACACCTATCCTAGTTAAAGTTTCTCTGACTTTAAGAAAATCATCTGGTTGTTTTAAAGTGACCTCAACTAAGTCCTGTATTCCTATCATTATTAATTCCGCCTTTTGTTGTTTTTATTCTTATTTCAGCGATCTGTTGGTCATTAAGTAATTTCAAGGCTGCTTTCGCTTTTTCGTTCGAATAGCCAAAATAAACTTTTACACAATCTAAATCTTTCAACACCTCGGCTTTTTGCCAAGGTTGAAACTTACGCTTCATTGGTCTAATAGTATTTAGAAGGTATTGATATTGTAACAAATTATCAATATTTGGATGAATATTCATTTCATTCGCATACAGAACACAATCCATATGATAAGACAATGCACGATTCACCACAAATGGTGTATAGTCTTTAATATCATTTGGATCAGTCAATACGTCTTTCTTTGTTTGAAGAATAGACGGAACAATATCTTTGAACAGGTCAGGCATTACTTAAACTCACAATCAACCATGATTTCAGTCAAACAAGCAATCATATTAATCTCATGGTCTGCCACAAAAGCAGCCTGATACTGATACTTTGCAAGATGCAAAATCAATTGAGGCACAGAATTAGGTTTCAACAACTCATAGAGACCATCATATACATTACGATACAGGTGTGCAGGATCATTGTCTAGGTTATTTGTAACCCACTTACGAGCACCTGCAAAGTCTTTTGACTTCAGAGATTTAACCAGTTCGGCCAAATTAACATCAGATACGGACGATAGAATGCCACGGTCAATAGTGCCAGAAACAGAATAACGTTGTAGTTCATTTAGAATACGGCGATTATCAGGAAAGTGCTTTGTGATGATTGCTGCAACAACTTCTTTATCGTATGTGACTTTCTCTTGTGTCAGAATAGATTCAACACGTTTAAAGAAAGCAGACGCCATCTTTGCTTTAGAACCATTCAACTTAAAATCAATACAGGTACAACGAGAATGAATCGGTGCAATGATACGATTCTTGAAATTACAGGTAAAGATGAAAGTACAGTTATTAGAGAACTCCTCAATTGCACCACGTAGTGCAGGTTGAATGGATTCTGCATTCATGTAATCTGCTTCGTCAATGATAATAACTTTGCGTCCACCCATCAAAGAGACAGACGAGGCATAGTTCTTAATCTTAACACGCAGAGTTTCAATCATACGACCTTCATCAGAGCCGTTGATTACAATATAATCACAACCAACTTCTTCACACAAGGCTTTTGCTACAGTAGTTTTGCCGACACCTGCGGTGCCGGACAACAAGAGATTGGGAATCTCTTTGCGATTTACAAATTCCTGAAACGTAGACTTCAATGAATCGGGAAGAATACAATCTTCGATGGTTTTTGGGCGATACTTCTCAACCCACAACATATGGTCAGACATTCAAAAACTCCATGATATAAAAAAA